GAATTTGGTGCTACTCATCTCAATGAGAAAGCCGAAGTTCGTAAACTGCACGATATGATTGCCAACAAAGATCATCAATTGAGTGAAGCCATCCGACTCACACAGAGAGCAAAAACTCTGGTTGAGTCCAAAGAACGTGAAATACGTATTATCAAGGAATCCAATGTGCGTCAAAACACTCTGGACGATTTGCTTGCACCTCTCAACGAAGAGAAGCGTGAGACAATGCGTAATTTACTCGAAAGCGTACAAACAGCCCGTCTGAATGCCGCATTTGAAAAGTATCTACCAGCCGTACTGGCCGAAGGCCGTTCAACAAGTAGCCGCAAAGTGATTGTTGAAAATGTGTCGGAAGTAACTGGTGATAAAACTGCCCGAAGCCACGTAGAAGATAATGTTGAAGACAACAGCAACGTTATTGCTATCAAGCGCCTGGCAGGCCTCTAAACAAAGAAAAAGGAGACAGAAATGTCAGAACAATTATTAGAAAGCCGCTGGGGCGAAACCAAAGAAGCATTGCTTGAAGGTTTGAACGGTTCCAAGCGCAACAGCATGAGTGTTATCCTCGAAAACACTCGCAAGTACTTGAAGGAAAACGCAAGTGGTGGTTCAACAGGCTCTGGTAACATTGCCACATTGAACCGCGTGATTTTGCCAGTGATCCGTCGTGTGATGCCAACAGTTATTGCTAACGAGTTGGTGGGCGTTCAGCCAATGACAGGCCCAGTTGGTCAAATCCACACATTACGTGTGCGTTATGCCAACTCAATGACTGACAACAGTCCAGCGCAGACCAGCACTGCGGCCGGTCAAGAAGCATTGAGCCCATTCTTGATTGCTCAAGCATATTCTTCAGCATCTAGCGTTACTGCTGGTGTTGTTGACCCAACACAGAACATCTACTCTGGTGCTAACACATCAGTTCTAGAAGGTTCTGGTGGTCGTCAAATTTCCGTGCAAATCTTGAAGCAGGCTGTTGAAGCCAAGACTCGCAAGTTGCAAGCACGTTGGACTTTTGAAGCCGCTCAAGACGCACAAGCAATGCATGGTATCGACGTAGAAGCCGAAATCATGGCCGCTTTGGCTCAAGAGATCACTGCTGAAATCGACCAAGAGATTCTTTTGAGTCTCCGTAGTTTGGCTTCAACTGAGTACACATACAACCAAGCAACTGTTTCAGGTACTGCTACATTCGTTGGTGACGAGCATGCCGCATTGGCAGTTTTGATCAACCGTGTTGCTAACTTGATCGCCCAACGCACACGTCGTGGCGCAGGTAACTACGCTGTTGTGTCTTCAGCAAGTTTGACAGTGTTGCAATCTGCAACTACTTCTGCTTTTGCACGTACTACAGAAGGTACATTCGAAGCACCTACAAACACCAAGTTTGTTGGTACATTGAACGGCGCAATGCGTGTGTTCGTTGACTCTTATGCAAGTGACACAACTCCTGTGTTGGTTGGTTACAAGGGTTCTTCAGAAGCAGACGCTCCAGCATTCTACTGCCCATACATTCCTTTGATGTCAAGTGGTGTTGTGTTGGATCCCACAACCTTTGAACCAGTTGTGTCATTCATGACACGCTACGGGTTTATCGAACTCACTAACACCGCATCGTCTTTTGGCAATGCTGGCGATTATGTGGGAGAGATAGCCGTTTCGAATCTGAGTTTCTCCTAAGATTTACTCAGTTCGCAAATGCAACTCAAAAAAAGCACCTTCGGGTGCTTTTTTGTTGACTTTTCTTTCTAAAAATGTTATTGTTACAAGGCGAAATTGCGGTGAGAAACTAAATAACAATATGAAACCATACACCTATCTAATAAAACATCGTCCTACAAGCAAAGTCTATTATGGATATCGTTCTGCTAACCAAGTAAATCCGTGTGATGATCTTTGGAAACATTATTTTACCAGTAGTCATGGTGTACAACAGTTGATTGATGAAACCGGCGCAGATAGTTTTGATGTGGAAATACGCAGAATATTTGAAACCAAAGAACAGGCAAGCAACTGGGAAACCCGAGTATTACGTCGCTGCCGAGTATTAGAAGACGAGCGTTGGCTTAATCAAAACATTGCCGGTTATATTGTGCCCACCAAAGAAAGCCGAAAAAAGATCAGTGACTACCACAAAGGAAAACCTAAGAGTGATCAACACAAACAAAATCTAAGTAAATCACAAAAAGGTAAATCAAAAAATTATGTACAAACAGAAGAACACAAAAGAAAAAATTCTTTAGCAAACAGTGGGAAAAATAATCCGATGTACGGTACTTGTACACCTGAACGTGCGGCAAATATAAGTGCCGCTAAAAAAGGTAAACCTGCCGCAAACAAAGGTGTTCCGATGAGTGAAGAGCAAAAAGCAAAGATTCGTGCTACTAAAGCCATTAGTCCAACTAAGATGAGTGCGGAGTCAATCGCTCGCCGGATAGCCAAACAAACTGGCCAAAAACGACAAAAACTACACTGCCCACATTGTGAACGAGACATAGCAGTCGGGTGGTATAATCGGCACGGTGATCAATGCCGCGCCCGACTAAATACCTTGTGACAAAAATTCTCAATGAGATGGGAAGGAAAAACAAAAAGGCTCTTCGGAGCCTTTTTTCATGGCTAAATAGACCATGCTAGAAAATTACTGGAGTACCAATTTTGTTTACGATCACAGCCATAGAAATCATTTTGATTATGTAGATCAAAGCACATTGTCCAAACATTTGTGCTTTGTGTCCGACACCATGTTAAAAATCCATCAAATGGATGTGGCACATGATGCTGAACTTATTCATCTGTGTCAGACAGAAACCAATCGCATGCCGGTGTTGTGTTTGGACAGCAACCCCTACGATGTTGAATCCTATCTCAGTGAATTAGAGAAGCACGTAGACCCTCAAACTTTCTTTGTGTTTAATCCAGATATTAGACAGGAGCAAAGCACACGCTCAAATCTTGCACCCTGGCCGTCTTGGTTGATCAATCAACATTTACAAAAAAATATGCAAGTAGGACAAGTAAAAACTCATAGAATAAGTTTTTTGTCTGGCATACCTAGGTACCATAGAATATATTTGTTTAGACAAATCCGACCCTGGATACAGCACAATGATGTTGTGGTTGTTAACTGTTTCAGTCGGGAACAATTTTTAAACACAGTGCCTAGAGGAATAAGAGTTGATGCTGATAGTTGGCTGAATGATTTGCCCTGGAGCAACAAGTTGGAATATATTGACACTGATCAGACATGTACCAATGCCAATCTACCCTCATTGAATCAGCATCCTGCTTACACAGCATGTGTTAATATCACGGGTGAAACCTTGGGCTACGGAACACAAGTTTTGCCTAGTGAAAAAACTTGGAAAGCCTATAGATCAGGTTGTTTGGTCGTGAACTATGGAATACAAGATATGCCACTGGCACTGAAAAATCTTGGCATCGAAATTTGGAAAGAATATGATACCTCTCAACCAGCCGAAGTCAAATGTGATAAAATTGTAGAATTATTCCAGCGTGATGATATTGAACAGTTATACGCAAAACATCGCACTATGATTGAACACAATCAAAATTTAATTAACAGCAAGAGTTTTGTAAAAAAATTAGCACAACCTGCTATAAACAAACTACAAAAACATTTACGTTAGATCTTGAACCAGCCCAAGAACTTTTCCATCCGGGCCAGGGGGGCTGACCAATCACCGTAGGTTTCTTGACGGAACAATCGGGCAGTGGTATACCAAGGAGAATCATCACGATTCTGCATCCAGCGCCAGCAAGCACCATACGCATTGAGTGGAATCCATAGAGGCCGACCTATAGCACCTGCTAGGTGTGCGGCTGCGGTGTCTACCGATATTACCAGATCCATGTGATGCATCAGGGCGGCTGTGTCAGCAAAATCATTAATGGTACCTGGATAGCATTCGGCACCTGCGGCCCGGATAACAGCAGTATCTTCGTCACTGGCATCCACCTGTAGGCTTACCCATTGATGTTCGGGAAATTTACGAACCAACTCAGCCATGGTCTCTACCGGCATGCTTTTGTGTTGATTGATCCAGGAGTCTCTGCGCCCAGACCAGGTAATACCAATTCTCATGCGATTCTTGGGAATACCCAGGCGTTGAGCCCAGGCCCGCGCACGTTCCGCATCTACCTGTACATACTGCAGATAGTGCTGAACATTTTCCAGTCGCATGTTTAGGATTCGAGGCAGACTCATCATGGCCACCCAGTAGTCAAAAGGACCAATTTGATCTTCTGTGTTGCAGGTAATGCCCACAATGGCGTCGGGGGTATTGATCAACAAAGGCTTGATACCTGGACTCACATGCAGGCGAATCTTGGCACCCATATCTTGCAAGTTACCACAAAATCGCAAAAACTGAATTTGATCACCAAGACCTTGTTCGCCAATGACCAGAATAGTTTTGCCACGCAGGTCCTCGCCAGACCATTCGGGAGCAGGCAGGTTGGGTTTGGTACCCGACAAGTGCTCATAGCGCCAGCGACTTTCGTACTGCCGCCAGCCCTGTTCATAATTGCCCAGCATCAAATTGGCCACGGCCAGATTGAACTCAGCAGTGACACTGGCAGGATCCAGTGCTCGTGCAGCCTCCAGGAAAGGCACAGCACGACGGGTGTGTCCCATCTCTCTCAATACATTGCCATAGTTGTTGAAGGCAGCGGAACTTTCAGGGTCCTGCACAAATGCCTGTGCATAAAATGCAATGGCCTGATCGGGTTGGTGTTTTTCTCTGGCCAGGTTACCGCTGGCAATCAAGTCGTTTGTGTTCATGAAGATATTTACTAACACCGGCACACTGGGCAAAATAAACTAGATTTACATAAATACTTGTCAACGCAATTCTGCGTTTTATGCGGCGATTAACCCCACCGCGTAGCGGCTAGAACCCGCATTGGGCTTCTACTAGGAGAAATCAAATGGGAAGATCACTTAAAATACAAAAAACAAACATTGGATCTGGATCCACTGTAACAGGCAATCCACCTGTAACCGCCTACAATCAAAACGTGCTTACAGATGCAGGCTTCACATCCTTTGGCAACTTGATTGATCCTGATGCTGGCAGCGGTACAGGACTCACTAACAGTCAGTTCCTGGGTGTGGTAGGCGGTGTACCTGCCACCAGTAATCCCAGTGCTACTTTTCCAGAAGTGTTGACTCAAGCCAATATCTTGCTGGCTGATGGCACAAATACTGCTTACGGTAACAGTCAAATTCTACGACAAAAAGGCGCACACAAGTTTATGGTTGCTAACTTAGATAGCATAACCAGTGATGGTAGTTTTATTGTAGGTCAAGCATACCAAATTGCCTCATTGGGTAATACTGCCTGGACCAGTTATGGTGCTCCTACTACCGTGGCAGTGGGTGACGTTTTCACCGCAACTTCGGTAGGCGGCGCAGGCACAGGAACTGCTTATCCAGTGGGCACTTGTGTGTTGCAAAACTCAGCCACACCAACTGCTGGTTTTATGAGTGTGGGCTACACGTTCAATGGTGGTAGCACTACCTATGCTAGTTATATCACTAACAAGTGGGTGCGTGACTGGAACGGCATGACATATGGCAACTATAACAATGGCAATGATGGTGAAAATATCTATTCCAACGAAAACTACTATGTGACCAACTTCTTTAGCAATGTGGGCACAGTGACATTGAGTGGTGCAGACGTGATCAACAGCGCACCAGGCAACAACGGTTCTGTGTATATTGCACAGATCGACAACGTTACAAGTTAATTTGTAGATTAATTCAATCCTCCAGGTGGCCCTGCGCCACGGGAGGATTTTTTTATGGTCAGTTTGAGGTTTGCTAAGTTTCGGTAAATACACCCAGAGACTCTATTTTTATGACACAGTATATCATTGACACCGGCACTGTACCCAATGATGGGCAAGGTGATCCGTTACGAACTGCGTTTACCTATACCAACGACAACTTTACTCAGATTTTTCTAGCCGGGCCTGTAGGTAGCAATGTTCGAATTGGTAATAATACCATTACTACCACAGTTCTCAACAGTAACTTAGTGTTGAGCCCATCGGGCATTGGACGCATACAACTCAACAACACGCTGTTTCCCAGGGTAAACAATGTTTATGATATTGGAACTCCCAGTTTGCGTTTTAACAGCATTTACCTGGGCGATGGCGGAATTGACGTCACAGGTGGTATCACAACTGCTGGCAACATCACTGCCGACTATTTCATTGGCAATGGCAGTCAACTGACTGGTATTGTGGCCAGTACTGGCAGTGAAGTTGTCAATGGCAACAGCACAATCAGCATACCCTCATCAGGCTCCAATATCTATGTCACAGTGAATGGTACTGGTAATGTGACAACATTTGCCAACTCTGGCGTGTATGTGGCAGGCGAAGTCAGTGCCACAGGTAACATCTCAGGCAAC